TCACTGTTCCGGGTATTCAGGAGATTTATGCTAAGTCGGCTTATCGCGTGTGGTATGCGCGGTATCAGGTCGCTGCACTGGAGAAAGCTTACTCCACTCCGTGTAAGATGGCCGGGTATGCCTTCCCCTCCCAACCTTCGCTCGTTTACGTAGGCCAGGCGCAAGCCCGGAATGTGTGGACGGTATTAGATCGCTACTCGGTCCCCGATGGGGGAAATCCGTGGTGGACACCGACTGATGCAGAGGTTTGGGACCTGTCGTATCTCCTTCGGGAGGCGTTTGAGGATGTTGACTATGCCGGATTAGTTACTTCGACTTTGGCCGAGGCAAACAACAAAAATCTGGACGTGTTAACGTTTATTGGGGAACTTCCTGAGACAGCAAGGTTCGTATTCAGTGTCCTTAAAACGGTGCTGGGTTTGGTCCGCGACTTCCGCAAGGAGGCCGCAGCTATCAAGAAGCGGTACTATCAGGCGCAGTCACGCTTTACCCGCAAGGGTGACGGCTATGGCGCGCCTGGTGAGCTCATGGATGATTTATCGTCTTTGTGGCTCCAATACCGGTATGCCTTGATGCCTTTGATCTACTCGGTCGAAGATGCGTTAGGTATACTCCTCAAGGGAGAAGTTGAGTATCGTACGACACGTCAGAAGAGGCAGCGGGAAATCTTGCTGTCACACCCTGATTGGTCGGTTTCACCGTTCGTGGTCACGGACCGATGTTTTGTAAAGCATCGTTTCGAGTATAACCCGGACAACTACAGCTCAAACTCCAACTTCCTCACCAGCAATCCCGCCTTGACTCTATGGGAGCTAACAACACTCTCTTTTGTCGTGGACTGGGTGTTTAACATCGGCGATTTGCTTGCTTCGTTTGACACACCTCCCGGTGTGACCCAAGAAGCCTGCCAAGTCTCGAGCAAGACCCAAGGCACTGTGGTATTCCGTCATAAACGGAACCTCGGCGCCGAGGTAGTCATCACCTTTGACAGGTACTTGTCGAAGCCCATCCAACCAATGCTTCACATAGGCTTTAGAGCTGGCTTTTCTGAGTCGTGGAAGAAATTCCTTGACTCTGTTGCCCTATCATGGGTGATAACCAAGAGAGGTTTCCAGCGTTGAAGTTCTCCCTTAAAAGAGGATCTTAAATGATCAAGTATCAAAACGCAGTCCGCGATGCGAACAGCGCCACCTTCATCGAAGTTGGGACCTTTAGTGGTTCCTCCCTTGTCGTCCGTGCGAAGAACAGTACGTTCTCGCCGGCTCCCGGCATGAAAACCGAGATGGTTGCGGGTGTTGTGCGTATTGTATCGCCCGTTGATGTGACTCAGGGCGATCTTGTGGCTCCTGTCGAAGAGTCGGTGGAGATCCGTTTCAATGTCCGCAAGGGCACTGGCGCGAGTCTTACTGCACTCCACACGGAAGCTGCACGCGTTTTGGCGGCTGCTGTCACTGATTACCACCTGGCCAAAGGCCTGGTGCCACCCAGTGAAGCAACCTTCACCCAAGCCTAATATGGCTTCCAAACCTCAGAACTGGAGACTTAGATGGGTAGTTCCCTCCTTAAACAAGTACAAGAGGTTGTGGGTGAGGCGGTCGAGGATATCCGATCCCTCGGCCTGCCGCCGCTGGGGCCAGCATTTGCTGAGCTCCATGGAACTGATCTGCACCAAGCACTCATCGCACACCGGGCCGTCAAACGGTTCGAGCGACCAAACGAGCGTGGATCAGCCAAAAGACGTGACAATAGTGTCAGGAGTTTCCTGGATACTAATGCATCAGTTCCTACCCGGTTTGATTACCGGAGCCTTAATCTTGCTGATCGCCGTTCTTTCCTTGGCGCGCGAGAATGGTTGGCTGGGGTCCTAAAAGGATTTACGCCGACTTATAGGTTTGCCTTTCCCTCCGGGGAGGGTGTAGTTGGGAACAAAGGTTTGGTTGACATGTACCACAAGCTGTCTACGGACGAGCAGTGGACTGTCAGCTTTGATGCAATACCGTATCCTGCTCGCATCGCATATCGCACACACGCCTTAAAGCGTGTGGTGCGGGATCGCTTTCGCGAGGCGTTTCCTTACCACTGGAGACGCATGGCTGCGAGGTGGCACCGTGAAGCAGAGAAAAAGCAAATCCACGATGTTGGACTGTACGCTTTCGAGCGCATGTTTGCGTCGTGTTGTGATATCGTCTGCGTATCACGTGTCACCACGGTCCCGAAGGACAACACTAAGGACCGTGTTATAACCTGCGAGCCGACCTGGAACATGGTCGCTCAACTGTCACTCGCGTTGGACCTTCGCGAGTGCCTGCGCAAGAAAACCGGTATAGATATCCGGTTCTGGCAGCAGGTACACAAAAGTCTTATCAGGTCTGGGAGAGCCACTATCGATTTTAGCGACGCGAGCAATCGCAACGCATGGTCTGTGGTACAAGCTCTGTTTCCCCAGAGGGTGGTCAAGCACTTGGGCAGTCTAAGAAACACGCTGTTCCAAGATGGAGCTGAATACCACCCTGTCAACATGTTAGCACCCATGGGGTGCGGTTTCACTTTTGACATGCTGACCCTGACCCTCCTTTCCTATGCGCGACAGTTCGATCCGGCGGCTTCGGCTTTCGGTGATGACATTATTATTGCGCCTGCGGTGGCTGAGTCCTTTATCAGCTTCGTAGAAAACTTAGGGTGGAAGGTGAACCACACGAAAACGTATATCGTAGGAAACTTCCGTGAATCTTGCGGAGCGTTCTGCGACCTAGAACAGGATAAGCTACTCCTGTCGTACGATCTAGTGTGGCCTGAGTCAGAACAAGCGTGCTACTTGCTTGGGAATAAAATCTCCCGGCTCGTTGGTACCCTCGAGAGAGGGCCCGTACGCGACATTCTACTTAGGTGTTATATGCGACTCCATGATTGTTTTCCCAGAGATTCATATTGGGAGGATGATGGTGGGGCCCTCAGTGACTGGTTGTTCTTCACGAGGGAGGAAAGCAGTACCAACGCAACAACATCCACAGCTGTAACTCTTTGGTCGCACCAATGGCAACGTGCGATCGAGCTGCGCAGCTGCTCTAGGTTAAGTGTAGTCGAAAGTACCGCCGTGAGGCAGGACATAGACAACACCCGCCTCGCCTGCTACCTCCGCAGGGGTGCCAGTTACGGCATCCCCAAAGGGGTGGAGAAGGAGAGACGGTTAACACTTGACAAGAGCTCAGGTAGCTCCCTAGCGGGAGTGACCCTGGTCAGTATCCTCTAATCAGAGGACCAACTTTTCTC